CCGACGATAGGTCTTCGCCAGCAATGAATGTCCGTGTGTCACGGGATTGCATTACAGCCATAATTATTCCCCTTTATAGCTTTTGTTGATTAGGGCTTTACCTTCGTCGGTTTTAGCTACAGCAGCATACGCTTTAGCATACTCACCCTTTTTCATCTTGTTCTCTTCCATATAGGTTTTGACAAGAGATTCCATTTTATCAGCAGCAGTTGCGAACTCGCCATCTGCGTCTGACTTTCCGACCTCTTCCATGCTTTCTGCGAATGTCGCATCAGCAGCTTTCAAGGCTTCCATTACAGCTTCTACTTCACCGAACTCTGCGACCAAAGACTTAGCTACGTCTTCTGCAAAGTGTGGTAGAGCATCTGTTGCACGTTTTGTTAGTTCAGCATCAGCTTTAGCTAGTTCAGCTTCTTCTAGTGCCTTCAAGATAACAGCAGGTACATCAGCTTTGTTGATTTGCTCACCTTCATACTCAATGTACTCTGGTTCAGCTTTCTTCTCAATCGAGTCTGCTTTAATTACAAAGCCGTTCTCAATAAGAGCTTTACGAAGGTCTTCGTTCTGAATTTTAAGAGCATCGTTCTCAGCTTTAACAATGTCAAGCTCGTCGATTTCTACTTCTTCAGATTTCTTCATTTCAGCTTCATAAGCCTTCATAGCTTCTTCTTCATTCATGCCTTTGTCCATGTATGGCTTTAGCTTTGCCTTTAGGTCATCTGACATTTTTTCTACTTCTTGTTCCATGTTGTCTCCATTGGAATCATCACGCTTGAACAAGGAGACCATTGCCTGTGCATTGGCAGGACGATCTACAAGAGACAGTTCATCCAGTTCAAGCTGTTTCAATAAATTAGGCACTATAGTCCTCCTTGATTGCACGACCCCCAATAGAGAAGGCCGCTAACTCACCAGATTTGACCTTAGCCCAAACGTCATCATTATAAACTTTAAATGCGACGATCCAACCTTCACGGTCACTCTGTATGCCAAGGGACTCACCAATCTCTTTAGTGACTGGCATGGAGTGGATAACCGCCCCAATCTGATCCCCTTTGTGCATTTCTTTACCTACACGAACATGCTCCATAAACTTGTTTACGGCACGTACTAACGTGTCAGGTTCTATTACATCGCCTTGGCGGTCAACTACTGCTTCACCCTTTTCGGTTACTACAGAGGCCCAACCATAGACCATGCGTTGTTCTTCGTCAGCCTTGAGGATTTGTCCCTCGACTGATTTTGTTAGTTCAGACACTGATGTGCCTCCTTCCCACATACGACAAGACCAGTAACGAGCAGAGGTCTTATCTGTTGCAGTATCACACGAATGACGACTACGGAAATTAGCACGAGCCTTTGGGTTATCCCTACGGATTTCCATGTTAGGATCACCAAAGGTAACTCGTTTTACCTTGTCGCCATCTTGCACGAACACTTCAAACTTTTTGTTGCCACCTTGAATACGGCGAGGCTTGTTTAAAGTTACTTTTTCGCCTTGGTATTCAGCCTTGGCAAATTCTTCTTTCATGATCTCTTGTACGATGACCCTGAGAGCCTCTAAGCGATCCACTGAGTGGCCTTCTTCCTCTTCTGGGTATTCTGCCCCTGCAAGCTCTGCATTGCGTTCTGCTAGGTCTTCATAATAGTCCAAATACTCGTCGTGATTAATAGCTGGCATATAGACCGCCTGACCATTATACTCATGTACGTGAATTGTACCACCTAATCCCATATCCATAGAACGACTACGGGCTTCCATCTCTGTCGTAAAGACATCATTAGCATATTGTGCCTTTAGCATCTTCTTCTTGCTGGAAGACGGATGAGATGAGGGAAGAAGGTCTTTATCATGGTTAGCAGACTTAGAGCCACTAACAATCCGTAGGAAGCTATTAACACGAGCCATAGCCCATTGTTCAGGGGACTTAACATTAGGGCGTACAGAACTAGGGTTCGTCCGATAGGCTCCAACACCACGATCATATACTTGCTCCAACATCCGCATAGTTACTTTATGCTTGGACTTCTTGTTATGGGCTTCCATTTTATTCTTTAGGGCAGTCTTAGGCATTAACCAGTAACCTTTGCTAAGTAACCTTTAAATACACCAAATACGACAGTGTTGTTTGAACTTGCATCAGCAGTGATACGAACATCAGCATTCTTTGGTATGATAACAGCAGGGTCTAATTCTACGTTCCAAGGGCCACCAGAAGCTGCACTAATAGCTGCACGTTGAATAAAGACACCACCCGCCTCACGAACCTCTAGGAAGAAGTCTGCTGAAGCATCTTGTTTCTTACTGACTGAACCAAACCCACCAGTGAGAATGTAGTAGTCAGAGTTGCTGAAGGTTGTAGCCCCCTTAAGCGAACCCTGAAGACCTTGTGGAATATCTAAGTGTATCTTAGTTGCATCTGATGGTACACCACCAACAACAGTTGTATTTTCATATACTGTAACACGACCAACAAGTTCTGTGCCGTTTGAGTTGTATGCATGTGATACACGAGCTACGGGAGTGTCTAAGGCTACAGGTGTTTGACCATTAAGCTGAACAGTCTGTATTAGAAAAGTAAACTTAGAGTTTACACCCGTTCCTTCAACTGTATGACACTCTATAGTGATTTCTTGTGTGTCTGCTGCTGAAGAACTTGAGATATACTCAATCGTATTATCTGTAACGTAAGTCTCGTTACCGCCAACAGTCCATACAGTAGAAAGTGTGTCAGCGACAAGATTAGCAGACTTACCAAACTTAATAAGAGACTTGGCTTTCTTGTCTACAGAAACTACATCACCAGTAAGAGCTTGTATCTCACGTTCAGCTTGAACCAGTCGTCCATCAGGGACTTCATAGGATCGTCTTTGCCAACCACCGAACATTTGCTCTATTTCCTGTATCTCTTGAACTATTATAGCATTCGGATCATCTGCACTGCCAACATCAGGGAATGGCGTAAGGATGTTTGATGCTGATAGGCTATGAGCCTGTGTTAGTGTAGTTTGACCTAAGTCTGGTGTACCTGTTACTAATGGGGTAACACCGAAGTTTTCTGCCTCTGTTGCATTGACGCTAGGAACGACAGGAATGCCTGTAACTAGGTCATTTGCTTGGAAGCTATGGTTTTGTACAAGACCCGCACTTGAAACTACAACCTGACCAGAAACAATAGCTGTAAGTGTTAGGTTGTGTGTTTGTGTTACAGATGTAGTCTGGACTACAGGATCATCAGTCTGAACACTACTTGCACTTACATTGTGATCTTGTGTTACAGCCGTTGTAGCTAAGTCTGGAGAACTTGTGGCTACAGAAGTAGAGCTTAAGTCATGGCTCTGTGTAATCGTTGTTGTAGCTAAGTCTGGGGGGCTTGTAACTACAGAAGAAGGACTTGCGTTATGGTCTTGGGTAATACCTGTAGTTTGTAGGACAGGTAACCCAGTGTTTATATTAGCAGGGCTTGCGTTATGGTCTTGACTTATTGCTGTCGTATCAAGACTTGGAGAACCTGTTGTTATACCGTTTGTAGCAATGAAGTTGTCATTGATAAGCGGTTCACTGGCTTCTGTGAGAAGAAAGTCAGTATTCTCTTGTAGTATCCTGCTGGACATGGCCTAACCCTTATGCTGGGTCAGGGATACCGATAGTAAAAGACCCTAGAGAAAATGTATTACCAGAAGTAACAGACTGAGATGTTGTTAGGTCACCAGTTGCATATAATGTATCTGTACCGTTAGTAATAGCGTAGAATGCAGCAGTACCTGTACCTGTTACACTTGCATCTGAAACTGCACCTACAGTTACTTCACGACCACCACCTGAACGATCTGCTGGAGAACCTGTCGTAATAGTAGAGTTACCTAGAGTGTAGGTAGTTGTAGCTTCTGCATAGGTAGTAGGCTCTGTAGAACAGATGTCAATACGTGTGCCGTTTGTCGTTAGTGTTGATAGACCGCTGTCAAATACGGCATTAGCTAGGGTTGCCATCTTCTTCTTCCTGTGGTGTTGTGTTTACATCTGCATCGTATCTTAGTTCAGCAATATCCATCAAGTCTTGGATAACCTCTGGATGATCGCTTACGTTAATATCTGCACCATTCAAGTTTCTCAAGAAGGCTGCAATCTCACGTAGATCGTGTGGTGCAACGTCACCTGCTACAATAGTTGGCATCAGGTCATAGTTCAGACCGTTCAACTCCCATAGGCGTTCTACTAACTGTTTGTTAAGAACATCAACTATGGCTTGGATGTAACTCTCAAGCGCACGAAGGAACAGGTCTGTCTTAGACTTGGATAGTGCATAGGAACCAGTGTTGCCACCACCAAGCATAAGAAACTCAGAAAGTACAGAACGAGCAATGTCATGCTGGTAACGACGAACAATAGGATCAATGTCTATGTTACGTTTACCATTAGATGCCATCAACTCTACATCTACGAGCCTATTGGAGGTAGGACTTCCGTTACTATCGGGGTATGTATCGGAGGGCAGGATAATATATCCTTGCTCGTTAAACTTGACATCTCTGAGTATCTGCTGCAAGTTTCCGACAAATTGAGCCTGTGCGGTAGTAGCATCAGGACTGAGGTACTCAGCAGGAATACGAGCCACAGGAATACCTGCAAGTTCACGTTCCACTGCGATAGCTTCAATGTTCTGTAGATTATTAAGGTACTCGTAAGAAGTATAGGCATTACGTAAAATAGAACGACCAGCAGGATCATTGTTGATAGCAGTAGTACGATAATATAGAGACTTACGAGTAGGAATATAACTTGTATTATTAAACCCTGATCCTTCTTGGTGAATACCTAAGACATCACCAGTCTTTTGGTCTACATCAAATTTAGAGATTGTCCAAGGCGCACGAGAAGCAATCTTACGAACACCAATACGTCCATCAGTAAACTTAGAACGGCGGCGGTCAGAACGACTGGTTGGGCCACTACGTCTTTTATATACGACCTCAAACCAAGCAAACCCAAATGTCAGGGACGACAAAGCCTCTGATACGTGGTCATCTAAAGTGTGATCCATGTCTTCAAAGACACTCTTCACAAAGTCAGCCTCACGTTGCGCTTCTGCACTATCGTTAGCTGGCATAACCTTAATGTCTACATCACGTAGGACTTGCTCTGTCGCATACATAACAGCACCAATAGTACTGTCGTTATCCCGCATCTCACGATACTTACGGATAGCTCTCTTGCCACGAAGTTCTGGTAGAAACTCATCTGCACGGATTTGACCGTTATGTGTATTGTCACCTGCAATCCCTAGTATCTGGGTTGCTTCCGTTTCTGAAAGTTTCTTTGCCATGATTCTTTTTATACCTACTATCTAGGTTTAATATAACTTAAGAGTCAAATTAAACCCTTGGCACTGGAGTACGCTAATTTTAGTTGTGGTTTTGCGTATCCGTTAAGTGAGAGGTCGGTTAAAGCCCAAACTAAAGCATCAAGACGGTCTGGTGAGCCTATCGACCCTAAAGGTTCCCACTGTACCATCTGATCTTCTAAATCATTCAAACCTCGTACATGCTTTACTTTACTTTGTTCGTATAGTGCAGATACAGGTTCAGCCCGTGCCATCTTCCCTCTAGAAGCGTGGACGAGCTTTACAGGAACTGTTTCATCCTCTGTGTGTAGTGTATGGCGTACCATATCACCACCTTGGTTACGTTCAGCTACAATACGATCAGCCATGTGATCATGATATAACTGTATTGCTTTGGATGCCCACTGTTGAGGTGTATAACGACCAGTATGGTCTTCTAACACATAGGCTGTCCCGTTTACGTCAATCCCTGCCACGACAATACCAGTCATGTCTGATTCTGCATTAGAAGTAATAGCAGGGTCAATAGATACGACAATACGACTAAGTTGTGGTACTTCGTCTTTCTCAATCTCGCATTTAGCTAAGAGAGTTCTGTTCCATAAAGCACCCGATGCTTCGTCAAGTATTTCGGCATATAGTTCTTGGCGACCAAGACGTGTACCTTCATAGGTTTTGCGGACTGCATCAAGGAAAGTGTCAGCAAGATTAGCAGCATTATCATACGTACTGCCTGTACTGACTGTCGTCTTATCATCGTCTAGGATTGTTCTTATTAGTTTTGTAGTCTTGGGAGTAGTAGTCACAAACACTTTCGGGTGTTTACCTAGACGTAGACCAAACATCATCATGTCCCAAGTGTCTTGTGCATTACGCCAAGCACAAAGCTCATCACACCATGCACTGTAAGCCTGTGGGCCACGTAGTCGTTCTGGGTCTTCAGCAGAGAAGAATACCGCCTTAGCACCATTCTCCCATGTTAAGCTATTGTTCGTGGGAGACCAAATAGGATAACCAATGTGTTTACCACGATACGTCTCATCACCACTCCAACATACATTTAGAAGGCCAGAGTCACCTTCAACCATAACTCGTCTGACATCACCTTTGGTAGGGGCGACACAGTGTACAATCTTGTCACCGCTTCTAATCCGATGACGTACCCATTCAGCACCTGCTCTAGTCTTACCCCAACCACGTCCTGCCAAGGCGACCCATGTGTTCCATGTACCAGCAGGTTCCAGTTGCTCAGGTCTAGCCCAAAATCCCCAGT